AAATACTGATGTAATTTGTATCTATGCTGGTATTTCTGCATCTTTTTTTCTATTCTTTTCTTCATGTTACGTCATTAATGTGAATTTCTCCTTTCAAAACCCGTTCTACCTGCCTGTCGATTATCTCTTGAAACTCTATCTGGCAGATAAGAGAGCAATCCGGTATAATTTCTTCCACTGGGTCACCTCGCCACGTTGGTAGTTCATCTAAGAAGATGCGCCCGTCTTTATCTTTCAAGCAGGTGGCTCCAACATCACGCTCAATCTGCGCCATCTGAGCAAACACTTCTGGAAAGTCCTTCCGTATCTTGTTCCAGTAACCCATACCACCTTTCACGCAACCGATGCAGTTGTTGTTATTGTAACCCATCTTGTACATGGTAGGGATTTCAATGCCAGCTTTCCATAGCATACCCATTGCATCCTTTTTGGTTATCTGTCTTTCAATAAGCGGGAATAACGGCTTTGTATCCGGATATTGTTGCTTTAGGCGAATGGCACGGTTAATCTCTTTCGGGTCAAAATCAAATCCCCAGACTTGACCGTCCCAATTTCCCAACTCTTTTTCCAGCTTGTAACGAACTTGTTTCTTTAGTTCGAATGTGCAAGCTGCGCCAGTAGGACCATTAATAAATCTTTTCTTAGTCAACACATCCTCTACGTTGAGATACTTATCGCTTCTGATAGTATGTATCGGACGATTATACCATCTTTCGCAATCAGATAGGAACCGGGTGTTATCAGGATGCCCGGAACCTGTTTCGATGTAGTAAATCTGCACATCATCATACAGACTTAGTGCTATCTTACAAGCAACTGCGGATGTTACACCGCAAGAAAACCATGCTATTATCATATAGATTATTTTTAATTCGATTTCTTCCTTCCATTCCGTTTCCGATTGTCTTCCAAAACACACATTTTGCACCATGATGTTTTGATGTGATGGATGTTCATACTATTTTATTGCTTCATAAAACACATCCATATTGTCTTGCTCTGTCTTCCGGTAGTGTGTCCGAAAAGAGGTTTGAACGGAATAATAGATAAAACTTCCGCAGCTTTTATCTCACTCTCGTTCCATTTGAAAATGAGTGTTCCGTTAGGCTTTAAGACGCGCATACACTCAGTAAATCCGTCATGTATGAGTGTCTGCCAGTCTTTTGGCAGTTTACCGTACTTCTTTGCCATCCATGAGGTTGTACCAAGTGTTTTCAGGTGCGGTGGGTCGAATACTACCATGTAGAAAGAATTATCCTCAAATGGAAGGTTGGTGAAATCGGCTATTACATCCGGCTTTATTTCTATGACTCTTGTCTTACCCCTGTCCTTGGCCGTAAGTGTTTCCGAACGTTTGTCAACAAATAAGGCAAGTGGGTTGTACTTGTCGAACCAAAACATTCTACTGCCACAACAGGCATCTAATATGAGTTTTTCATTTTTCATCAAACTACTTCTTTTAATTTCTTCAATCTTAAATCTCTAAGTTTTGCACAAAGCGCTTCGGCATTCTTCTTTGCCTGTGTAACCTCTACCGCATTTCCGATAAACTTCTTCTGGTCGGCTTGTGTACCAACCAACACATAATCTTCCGGAAAGCCCATGATACGTTTTAGTTCAGGAATGCGAAGCATCCGCATTTTAATATCCACTATGCCATATAGTGCCATGAACTCCTTTATCTTCACGGTCATGGGACTATCATTGTCGTAGATTTCAATCGCTACCTGACCGCTTTCTGTTGCCACCAGATAGGGCGGCATCTTATCCATTCGGGCTATCAGAGTGAAGCAGGGGTTATCAACGGAGCCGCCCACACTATTAAATTGCGGATTCATAAGGTAATGCCATTTCCGATTAGCTGTGATAGTTTGAGACGGTTCCTCTATGCTGCTCCCGATATTAGAGACTGCGGTATTCATTATCCACGGCTGGCACGTTATCAACTTCTGCTTGGGATTGGTCAGGATTGCCGGGCACACATCGTTAATGCTTGTATGTTGCCCACCACCCGAATACTCGTTAGCGATGAATCTCGGAGATACAAGGGAAAGCCTGTCTTTCGTCAGAAGCGTAGGACATGGCTCGTTAATGTCCTTTCCTGCATCATTGAAATTGTAGGAACACATGAATTGACTATCTATCAACGCCAGCCTATCCCTTGTCGTAACCGTAGGTGCAGGAAGTTCCACCGAATGATTATGCCCGTTCCCATAGTAAGCCGATACAAAAACGTGGTGGTCTTTACAAGTGATTGCTCCAGCCGGTTCTTCCACTGATACGTTCTTGCTGTCGGGGTGTCCGCTGAACTGCTTAGAAAGGAAACATGCCTGCGCCACCCCAAGTCTGCTTTGCGTGGCTACCACGGGGCACGGTTCATCCACTCCGGGAGCGTTGTATTTTCCGGTGCGACTCATGGAATTATACTTGATAAGGAAAGCATCCTTCCCGCCCGCTACAAACTTGATAAGTCCGGCATAGATGCGTTCAAGGGTTTTCTCAGACAAAGGTTTCTCCCGAAAGATTGTCGTGCCCTCATCCGAAAAATCGAGCACTTCCTTTACAGGTTTCCACTTCTCAAACCGTGAGAACATATCATTTCTGCCGCCTTTACAGTGGGTCGGTTCTGGGAACGCTATCGGTAATCCTTTCTTGGCGAAGATACCGAAGAACCGCTTCCGGGTGGTGTATGCTCCATAGTCGGCAGCATTCAAAATCCGGTGTTCAAAGTTGTAGCCGTACTTCTTGACATTGCGTACCCACTTCTGATAAAGCCTTCCTTTATCCATGCTGATAGGTTTCCCATTCTCATCCATATCTCCCCATGACATAAACTCTTCTACATTTTCAATCTGAATATAGTCAGGGTCTATAACATCAATATAACGGAAGAGATGTTCTGCCAACGTCCGGCTATCAGCATCTCTCGGTTGACCGCCTTTAGCTTTCGAGAAGTTAGTACACTCCAAAGAAGCATGAAGCATTATCATCGAATCAGGATATAATTCACGGATACGTTCAACAATAGTATTTATCGGTGAAAGCTCCAGTGTACGAATATCCTCAATGAAATGAAGTGCATCAGGAATGTTGGCATCATGTGAAAGGATAGCATTCTTATCGTGATTCACACAGCAAACGACTTTTGCACATTTATTACCATTCAAACGGGCTTCTTCCGCGCCTTCCGACAAACCGCCAGCGCCGCAGAATAAGTCTATGACAAATAATTCAATGTCAGACAACCCTTCTAAGCTGCATAATATCTCTTTTAATGATTTCATAACTCAATCTCCTTCGGTTTCCAGTCATTAGGTACTTTCGCCCATTCTCTGAAAGCACTGTCGAATCCGTCAAGGTCAGAGAACATATCCATCTTGGCAGTATCGGTGGTTACGAGGGTGGCAAACTCTTTGAAATACTTGTCGGCAACTCTAACAAAGTCGTTGTGCAGCTTCTTCAAGTTTCCAAGCAGAAGACCGTTTTCAGTCATTAAATCGCTCGCTTCTTCCACCAAGCTGTTGGCTTCACAGTTCAGCAGATGGGAGGCTGATAGCAACATGTTCATTCTGTCAATACTGCCATTGGCTACGGCGGCGTCAATTAGTTGTTTTCTTGGTTTCATAATCGTGTATCTTTTTTCATCAGTTACAAGTAAGTCCTTAAACAATAGTCCGCTATCCAGTAGCAGACAAAATAAAAAGCGGCATACGCTGTCAGAATTGACAGAATAGTCGCTATCAGTTTTATGTCTTTCATCTTAATTTGAGTTTTGCCCGTAAGTCGTCGGGCGGTTGGTGATTCCGCTCTACAGGTGCTTGTTGCTCCTGTATTCGGTTATTGCGGTTCCGGATGATTATATCCAGCTCATCCGACCGGTCTTTGAGGAACTTGCGGAAAGCCTCGCCAATGGTTATCGTGTCGAAGTAACCGTAGAATTTCCCGTATCTGCCCAACTTAAACCGAGCAACAAATAGAATGAATTCGGTCAGCTTGATGTAGTGGTACTGCCTTACAAACAAATTTGAGAACTCATTCAAGGCTTTTTCATTGGCACTCTCTTTCGTAGCAGAGGCAAAGTCAATAGTCAGCAGTTGAGTCTTTACCCACAGAGCCGAGGAACCGTCACCGTACATCCGTTCAAGGTCAGACAACGTGGGCGACTTTTCGCTGTAGGCTTTGTCAAGGTCGGCAAGAAGCATCGGCTGGAGCGATGTCGAATATGCGGCAGATACTTGGCTAAAGGTCGGGTATCTCTGCTTGATGGCCGACAGCATCACATCCCTGCTCGATGGCCGCGTACTCCGCAATGAGGTTTCTTGCCTTTGCTGCCTTATCAGCATCCCGACCGTTTTGTCTTTTAGTTTTAGCTTTTTCATATTTAACGTTTAACCAATCCTGATAATCTCGTTCCGTTCCCGTAAACACTACTCCTGTCCAATTGGATTCGATTGCCCTTTCAATTTGCTTTATGGCAAATTCTTCTTCAAATTTGGAAAGTTTATCGAGTGAAAGTTGCAAAGCGTAATTAAGTTTCTTTTTCCATTTCGGTGTCTGACGAAGCGTTTCCCAAGCGGACATGAATGCTATTGAAGAGAACGGATAGACCAGAGGTTTTTCATCCCTTATCTCCTTTCGGGATTTTTTCTTTGGAAGTGGGGGGCTCTCGTGCGTATGCGCGAGACTCTTCTCTTGTTTTATGTTTATATTATCTATAATATGTGGAATTTGATTTTCATCCGCAAAATTTACGGATGATATTGCGAATGATGTTATTTTATCATTCGCAAATTTTGCGGATGATGTTGAAGATGATATTGAGGATGTGTCTATTTGATTATCTTTATTACTACTAACATTTTCACCTGCAATATCATCCGAAGTTTCATCCGTATTTTTTGAGGATGATATTGAGGATGATATAACATCATCATCTATGCTTTTGACAAATGAATAATAGCATCCTATACGTCTATCCTTGCTGGTTTTATAGTATATGAGCTGAGCGCCGGCAAGACTTTCCCTTGATTTACGCAAAGTATTATCAGACATATCCAAATTAGCACAAAGCAGGCTACTACGGATGAAAAACACTTCTTTCCACTTCATGTCATTACAGATAGCAACAAGTTCGTGGTAAAGAGCCTGAGAAGCTGTAGAAAGATAAGTGTCACCCCGAACCTTACGGAGTTTAGAAATCAATTGGTAGCTGTTCATAAATGAAAATATCTGTTTGCCGCAC